ATGGGGCTCCAGAGCTTGCCCCGTACTCGATACGGGGGCAGGCTGGGGGAAGCGCGACAGCAGCGCCTGCAGGCGCTCCGCCAGCCGCGTCTCATCCGTATCGCGCAAGGTCCATTGGCACTCGTGCCCGCCGATACACAGCCGCACGTTCACCGACGCGGGCGCTTCCGGGAGCGCCGGGACCGCGTCGCCCTCTCCCACGGGGAGAGGGCGTGGGACCGCGCCGCACGCAGACTCCGTGCGTTCGCGGAGGAGCTCACTGGCGCGACGGTAGAGCATCACACTGAGACGATGCTTGCACAGGCCCTGGGGCGCGCGCGCTACACCCATGCAGGTGCAGTGGCCGTTGCACACGTACCAGGTCTGGCCATCGGAGGACAGCACCTGCGCGTGCCGGCCGTCCTCGCCGAGCCAGACCTGGCGGTGCAGCACGAGGGCGTGGGCGCGCTCCAGGTACCCGTGGAGCTCCTGGGGGAGCCGCGCCATCGCGAGGTCAAAGGTCCTTTTTACAGCCTGTGTAAACGTGGAAATGCGCTCCTCTGCCAGGGCGTCCATGACTACAGGTCCTCCAGCGCGGCTTTTACCAGCGCTTGCATGGCGGGGTTCTCGTGCAGGCCATAGTCCGCCCACTGCCAGGCGCGGCCTTCATCCTGCTTGAGTGTAATGCTTTCGGCCACGAAACGCGCTTGGCGCGCTGGCGTGAGCCGCGTCGAGCGGTGGTACGCGGCGCGGTGCAGGCGCTTGGCGCGCTTGTAGTACGCAGGGGCATTGCCTATACTTTGCATTGTTTCTTCCTTCTCATACGGGGTGAGGGACTCAGGGGCGCTGGCTCTCTTCGCGGGGTCGTCAGCGCCTTTGTTATACTCTAATTATCACAAAATTTTGTGAGATAAGCAAGGACTCATGACAAGAATAATTCACAATTTTTTGTAGAATTATCTGTGGGACTGTTGTACAATTTTATGTGAAAGGAGGCATGCTTTGGACGTCAACGAACGGCTTGATAGCCACGAGGATTTGCTCAGGCACTTAATTGCGCTCGTGACCCGCATGGATACCTACATTGAGCGCGTGACGGCAAATCTGGATATGGTGACGCGCCTTCTCCAGCGCAGAGAAGGCCTTGATGAACACAACGGGAGATAACGCGCAGGAGTGTCACCATGCATCTAGGTATACGTGTCCGCACTGAGCGGGAACGTCAGGGCCTTTCTCGGGAGGACCTAACGCAGCGCATGCCAGAAGACATGCGTATGCATACTAATACCCTCTGGAACATCGAAGTGGGGCGTACGAAGAACCCGCGCATGGATCAATTACAGGCGCTCGCCCAGGCTCTCGGTGTCTCTGTTCCCTATCTCATGGGCGAGACGGACGAGACGGCGCCTGGTGGACGGCGCAGACAGCGTAGCATAGAGAAAGACAGCGCAGGTCAGTACTCCGCCATAAATGACGGGAGAAGTTTCAGGAACGCGGCAAAGCGCAGCGCCAGGCAAGGCGCCAGGCCCAGCACCAGCAGGAGGTGTCCGCATGAGCCACAATAGCGCTCTCTACAGCGAGGATTTCTACACCTGGACGCAGACCACCGCGGCCCTGATTCGTTCTGGTGAGTGGCAGGACCTCGACACGCAGATGATTGCAGAGGAGATTGAGCAGTTGGGCATCTCGCGTGCGCATGCTGTGACCTCGCACCTGAAGCAGCTCGTTATGCATCTGCTCAAGTGGTATTACCAGCCCCCACGGAGGCAGATGGGGCACTCCTGGGAATCGACCATCATCAACGCCCGCAGTGAGATTGCCATCCTGCTCGAGGAAAATCCCGGGCTCACGTCGCAGCTCGACGCCTTCCTTGCCAAGGCCTACCCGACGGCCCGGCGCCTGGCGCGCGCCCAAACCCGGCTGCCCCTCGCCATCTTCCCGGCTACCTGCCCGTGGAGCCTGAAGGACATCCTTGATGATAACTTCTTCCCAGAGGCGCCCCTAGAGGCCCTAGCAGGCCACACCTGAAAGGATATCGGTGGGGGGCGCTGGCTGAGGCGCTGATGCAGGACCTGGTGCTGGCGTATCAGGAGCCGCCCGAGCCGTAGCCCCTGGATGGTGTCCCAGAGCTTGCACTGGACTCGATCCAGGGGCAGGCCGCTTTTTTCTTTGACAGGTCCTGCGCCCTCGGTTTATCCTTCCTCTCGGCATTGTAGGACCCTTGGGGGCCGTGCAATGCCTTTTTTTCTGCCCACGGTCGGACAATGCCACCCACCCTGGTTGGCCGACGTGGCCAGGGTGGGACGCCCGCGCGCCATGCCCCTCAACGACAACCAGCGCCGCTTCATCGCCTACTACCGCGCCACCACGCCGCGCCACGCCACGCGTGCCTACGAGGCGGTGTACACGCTGCGCGGCGAGCCCGCCCGCGTCGCGGCGTCACGGTTGTTAACAAATGTTAACGTGCGAGCGGCCATCGACGCGGCCGATGCGGAGGAGTTGCGCGACCTCGGCCTGACGCCGGCGCGCGTGCTCAGAGAGATCGCCCGCCTGGGCTTCTCAGACGTGCGCCAGCTCTACGACGAGGCGGGGAATCTCAAAGCGCCCCATGAGCTGGACGACGACCTGGCCGCGGCGATCGCCGCCGTCGAGGTGGTCTCCTACGTCACCCAGGAGACGGACGCACCGCTCCTCACCCGCACCCACAAAATCCGCCTCTGGAATAAGTCCGAGAACCTGCGGTTGCTGGCGCAGTATCTCCATCTGTTGGTCGAGAAGGTGGAGGTCACCGTCTCCGGCGAGGTCCTGCATACGTGGTCTGCGCGCCTGAGCACCGCCCACACGAGCTTAGAGGAGCGCCGCAATGGCCACGCTCACGCTCCCTGAGCCGCAGCTCCTCGACTTTGCCGCGTCCTGCGTGGACGATCCCTTGCGCTTCGTCCTGGCGGCCTTCCCGTGGGGGGAGCCCGGGACGCCCCTGGCCGCGCACGCGGGCCCAGATACGTGGCAGGCCGACCTCCTCGAGGCCCTGCGCGCGCACGTGCAGACCTCCTCCACCAGTCTGCGCCGCGCCGTCGCCTCGGGCCACGGCGTCGGCAAGAGCGCCGTAGCCTCGTGGGTGATCCTGTGGTTCCTGGCGACTCGCCCGCACCCGCAAATTGTCGTCACCGCCAACACCGGCGCGCAGCTCTCCACCAAAACCTGGCGCGAACTCGCCAAGTGGCTCCAGCTCTCCGTCTTCGCGGCGACCTTCACCTGGACGGCCACCAAATGCTACCACCGGGCGCATGCGGCGACCTGGTTCGCGGCGGCGGTGCCCTGGCGCGCCGACCGGCCCGAGGCCTTTGCTGGCACGCACGAGCAGCACGTCTTGATTCTCATGGACGAGTCGAGCGCGATCGACGACCTGATCTGGGAGACCACCGAAGGCGCCATGACCACGCCCGGCGCCATGTGGCTGGCCTTTGGCAATCCCACCAGGAACCATGGCCGCTTCAAGCAGTGTTTTGCTGGGGGCCGCTTCGCGCATCGCTGGCAGACGACCCAGGTCGATAGCCGGGACGCCAAAATGGCCGACCAGGCCCAGATTGCGCAATGGATCACCGACTACGGCGACGACTCAGATTTTGTCCGCGTGCGTGTGAAAGGGCTGTTTCCTCGGGTGGCCGTGGCGCAATTTATCGGTGAGGACCTCATCCAGGCAGCCAGGGAGCGCCTGCCCGTGGACGATCCCCTCCAGCCGCTCGTGGTGGGTGTCGACGTGGCCCGCTACGGGGATGACCGGAGTGTCATCCTGGTGCGCTGCGGGGGGACGGTGCGGGAGACGCGCGTCTACCGGGAGGTGGACACCGTGCGCCTGGCCGGGTACGTCTGCGAAGTGGCGGACCAGTACCGCCAGCAGCAGCCCACCCTGTTTGTAGACGCCGTCGGCATCGGCGCCGGGGTGGTCGATCAGTGCCGCGCGCGGGGCTACCAGGCGCAGGAGGTGCAGGCCGGCGGGCGCGCCCAGGACGCCGCGCACTACGCCAACAAACGCGCCGAAATGTGGGACCGCGTGCGCCAGTGGTTGGAGACGCGGGGCACGCTGGACGCGGCCGCGCCCACGACGCGCGAGCTGGAGGCCGCCCTCACGGCACCCGAGTACGGCTACGACGCTGGAGGCCGGCTGCAGATTGAAACGAAGGCGAGCATGAAAGCGCGCGGGTTGGCGTCCTCGGACGTGGCCGACGCGCTGTGCCACACGTTTGCCGAGCCGGTGGCGCTCAAGGGCCTGCCGGCGGCGCCGCTGCCCCAGAGCCCCCAGGGGCCGCCGTGGGCCCGCGAGGCGTTTTGGAGGCACCGGTGACGCCTGATGCCCCCCTCACCGCAGACGACCGCGAGGCCACCGCGCCCGCGGGCGACGCGCAGGTCCTGGCAACCGCCCTGGCCCGGTTCCGCCAGGCCGCCGATGCGGAGGAAGGCGAGCGCCAGCAGCAACTGCACGCGGTGCGGTTTCGCGCCGGCGAGCACCTGCCCCCCGCCCGTGGCGGAGGAGGCGAGGCGTATGCGGCGCCGCTGCTCACGGTGGACCGGCAGCGCCAGCACCTCAACCAGGTGATTAATGCGTACCGCAAGAACCCGCTCAGTATCCGCATCCGGCCCAAATCCGGCGGCGCCACGAAACAGGTCGCTGAGCTCTTAGAGGGCCACATCCGGTCGATTGAGCAGGAATCGGAGGCCGCGATTGCGTACACGAATAGTCTGGACAATGCCGCCTCGGTGGGCACCGGCTATTTCCGCCTGGTCCTGGAGTACCGTGATCCCTACGCGTTTGAGCAGACCGTGAGCATCGAGCCGCTCTACAACCGCTTCGCCGTGTACATGGACCCGCAGGCGACCCATCCGGCGGCCCTGGACGCCAACTGGTGTTTTGTCACCTCGATGATGAGCCGTGACGCCTTCATGGCGGAGTATCCCCTGCAACCCCCCGCGTCAGGCGAGTGGTCGAGTACCGGCAACGACCGGGCGTGGTACACCACCGACGACGTGCAGGTGGCGGATTACTACTACCGCACCTGGGAGCGCACCGAGCTCGTCAAGATGCCCAACAGCACGGTGCTGCCGACCGCAGGCCTGGACGACCTCGACCCGGCCTGGCCGACGCGGATCACGCGTCTCCCGCAGGTGTGGTGGGTGCAACTCTGCGGGCACGCCATCCTGGAGACGCAGCGCTGGGTCGGGGCCTACATCCCCGTGGTCCGCGTCGAAGGCGACCGCGTGGTGGTGGACGGGCAGATGCAGCGCACCGGCATGGTGCAGGCGTCGATGACGCCGGCCCTGGCGTACGACTATTTCTTTTCGTCTCAGACAGAGGCGATCGCCCTGGCGCCCAAAGCCCCGTGGCTGGTCTACGCCGAGCAGATTGCCGGGTATGAGCAGTACTGGAACCGCGCCAACGATGTGTACCAGCCGTACTTGCTGCACAAGGCCGTCAGTGTCAACGGGCAGCTCCTGCCGCCGCCGCAGCGCGCCACGGTCGAGCCGGCCATCCAGGCCATTAGCGCCGCCCTGGCCACCGCCGATGACGCGATTCGGGCCTCACTTGGGATGTACGCGCCCAGCGTGGGGCAGCCGCAAGGGCAGCAAAGCGGGGTGGCTATTAGAACAGAAAAGATTACTGCGGAGCAATCTACCTACAACTACCAGGATAATTTGGCGTGGAGTATCCGCGCGTGCGGTACCCAGCTCGTGGACCTGCTCACCAAACTGCACGTCGGCCCGACCGAACTCCGCCAGGTGGCGACCGATGGCTCCGTCAGTATGGCGAAGGTGAATCAGCCATACCAGGACGAGGACGGCACGGAGCAAGAGCACATGCTGGGGCAAGGCGCCTTTGATGTGGTGATATCGGCAGGGCCAGAGTACAGCACCATGCGCGAGTTAAGCGTGGAGCGTTTGGGGGTGCTCGCCCAGGCGCACCCCGACCTTGTGCCCCTCTATAGTGATTTGTGGGTGTCTGACATGGACATCCCGCACTCAGACGAGATCTCGGCTCGCTTGAAAACCGTTGTCCCAGCGCCAGCCCTGGCGGCGACACAGGACAAGAACCCCGAAACCCGTGTGGCCCAGCTCCAGAACCAACTCACACAGATCGGTGAACAGTTCAAATTAGTACAAGAACAATTGCAGCAAGGGAAAGCCACGGAAGAAGCGGCTGTGCAGACCGTGAAGCTTCTCGAACAGCAAGTCGCGACTATGCAAGCCCGCCTGGCGGACAAAACGACCGAGAACCAACTGAGCGCCCAGAAGCAGCAGCAGGATTATGCGATTGCTGTCGGCAAGTTACGCGTAGAAGAACAGAAGCTCATGCTGCAGATGCAACAGCCCGTCAACGGGCAGGTGGAGTAGGTATGCCCATAGAGGCTTACGAGATCGGCGAGGACGGCTCGCACATTGCCGTGAGTACTGGCGCCACGCCGGCCAGTCCAGCGGGCCAGGCGGACGCGTCTGGCAGCGCAGGAACAGGCGTGCACGCTGACACGGGAGCTTCAGCACCTCCACAGTCCACCCCTCCTCCAGATTCGGGCTTGGCGGCGCCGGACGCGGGGGAGGGGGACGACGCGGACGTGCCCGCCCACGTCACGATGGATGAATTTACCAAACGCTTTAATCGCCAAACGGCCCGCTGGCGCGGGGAGCAACGCGCCCGCGAGGCGGACCGCCAGCAGCACCAGCAGGAACAGGCTGCCACCCGGGCCCAGGTTGAGCTCTTGACCCGCATGCTCCAGGGCGCCGCGCCCGACCTGCCGGCCGCGCCGGCGCCCCCCGCCGGCCCGCCGCAGCCCGAGACCTACGCGAGTCACGACGACTACGTGCGTGCCGCCGCCCGCTACGAGGCCCAGCAGGAGCTTGCGTCACGCGACCAGCAGAGTGTCGCGCAGCGCCAGCAGGAGCAGGCCAGGGCCATGCAGCAGCAGCTGCTGGAGCGCGAGGCGGCCTTTAAGCAGGCGCACCCGGATTTTGACGACGTGGTCCGCCTCGGGCTCGCCGGCAAGGTCGCCCCGCATGTCCAGCAGGCCCTCATGCTGCTCCCCGAGGGGCCGGCCCTCGCCTATACCCTGGCGCAGCAGCCGGACCTCGTGCAGCGGCTCAACACGTTGCCGCCGCCGCTGGTGTTCGCGGAGCTCGGGCGCCTGATGCCGGGGACGCTGGTGCCCGGGGCGACCGGCGGGGCCCCGGAGACGACACCGCCGGCGTCCGGCAGTCCGCCCGCGACGACCACCGGGCGGACGCCGGTCGGCCCCCCGCCGGCGCCACTGCCGGAGCCGATGCGGCCGGTGGGGGGCGCAGGGAGTCCGGCGCCGCCGGCCTACCATGACGGGATGAGCCAGGAGGAGTACCGAGCGTGGCGGGCGAGGACGTCGACCCTGCCACAGTGGAAGCAGCGGACAGGATAGGAGCGTGGATGTTGGCACCATTTGTTGAGGAACACTGGACCGATCAGGACGGCAATCCTGCCGGGGGCGTGACGAGTGGGACTGGCATGTGTCTCAGTTGGCAGCACGGGCCGCTCGGGCGTGGCGAGACGCGCCGGGAACACAGCGGCTGCTGTGTCGAGACCGTGATTGCCGCCGTGATAAGCCGCCTCGAGTTTTCCCAGCGTAGCATGGGTGCGTGTCAGGAGCATGAAGGCGCCCTGGCAGCGTTGCGTGAGGCTGCCGCCATCCTCGACCACCGGACCAGGAGCCGGGACCAGCGTCCCTGTCAAGGAACGCGAGCCTGAACTGGTGCTCCCCGAGGGGAGTGTCTGTAGCTCACAGAGAGTGTACCTAGTATTTTGTAACCTATGCAAGGAAGATTTGAGCCGCCACCATGCCGCCACCACACACAGGAGCCGCCATGACACATTCGACCTGAGAGCCGCCTAGAATAGAGCTATTATGCCTAATACACTTCTCACGATTGGACAGGTCACGAAAGAGCTTTTGGACTGCGCGGAAAACAACATGGTGTTCTGTAAAGGGATACTGAAAAAGTATAGTACGGAGTTTGCCATCCCGGGCTCGAAGGTGGGGCCGACGGTCAATATCCGGCTCCCGGCACAGCTCCGCACCACGAGCGGTCCCAACTTACAAGTGCAGGATTACATCGAACAGTCAGTCCCACTGACGATCGATCAACAAGAACACGTGGACCTGCAATTTTCGAGTTTCGAGATGACGTTGTCCCTCGATGATTGGCGGAGCCGCATCGGCCGCCCCTCCGGCATCGTGCTCGCCAACAAGGTGGATGCCTTTGGCCTGGGCCTGTACTGGGCCGTCCCGAACGCCGTGCTGTCGCCGGCGCCGTCGCCGACCACCAGCAAGTGGCGGGCGTATCTCCAGGCCGGCGCCGTGCTCTCCGACAATGGGTGTCCGGCGGACGGGACCTGGCGGGCGGTGCTCAATCAATGGGAACAAGTGGAGGTGATCAATGAACTGAAGGGGCTCTTACAGTCCTCCGAACAGATTAAGCGCCAGTACGAGCGCGGCCTCATGGGGGATTCTGGTGGACTCACCTGGCTATGGGACCAAAACGTCTCTGTCCATACGAGTGGCCCCGCCGGCGGGGCGCCGCTCTACGACACCACCGTGGCGGGTGGCGCGTCCATCACGGTCACCGGCTTTACGGCCGCGGCGGCGCTGCGGCTCAAAAAAGGCGATCTGTTGACGATTGCCGCCGTCAACGCGGTCAATCCGGTGGGGCTCCAGACCACCGGCAAGCCGCGCCAATTTACCGTCACCGCGGACGTCTCCAGCGCCGCGGACGGGACGGCGACCATCCCCATCTACCCGCCGATCATTGGCCCCGCGACCCCCGCGAACCCGCGCCAGACGGTCGCCGCGCTGCCCATCGCCGCCGCGCCGCTGACGCTGGTGATGACGCCGAACACGGCGTACTATCAAAACATCGTGCACCAGGAACAGGCGTTCGCCATGGCGATGTGTCGACTTCAAGAACCTTTTAGCGGTCAATCGGCCTACGCGGTGGACGCCGATAACGGCGTGGCTATTCGGACATGGAAGGCAAGCGACATCAGCACAGACACCCATGCCAGTCGCGCCGACGAAGCCTTTGGTATGGTGGCGAGCAGGCCGATCTGGGCGTGCCGCGTGCTCTCAGCAGTGGCGTAACCTATGCAAGGGGAATGTGAGCTACGCTCAAGAGGAATTGGCGATACGCCAACAGGGAATTGGTCCTTCGGACCAACCTCCTTTCCTCTCCGCCCTGAAGGGCAAAGCCCCCAGAAAGGAAAATCTTGGTGGCCAATGTCATTCTCACGAGCAGCGGTGTGGTGCCGGCCCACGATCCCACCCCACCCGTAGAAGGAGTGCCCCCAATGGCCGAGCACGGCGCCACCTTTCCCCGGTACTATTTTCATACCAGTGGCGAGTCCCGCCCGTTTGAGACGGAGCATGACCTGGCGTCCGCCGGCCCGGGCTGGTACGCCACCCCGCAAGACGCAGCCGAGGCGGCCGCGCCGGCCACGCCAGAGCCCCCGCTGGCGCCCCCACCGCCTGCAGGCGGTAGGGGGGGAGCGCCACGCCCCACGAGCAGGAGGTAGCCGTGAACGTCCACACGAGCCATGACATTGCCATCACCCTGGAAGGGGAACAGACCGGCCCGGTGTTCATCCCGCTCTTGGACCTGCCCGCCGGCACGCTCGTGCTGGAGTCGCAGACGTTTCTGGCCTGGTCCGGCACGCCGCCGGAGGAGGTGCGCCTGATGCTCTGTCCGGCCGGCACGCCGCTGGGGGCGCCCGTCACCCCGCTGGCGGAGGGACGCACCGTGCGCGGGCACGGCCCCAATCCGCCGGCGCTGGAGCCGGGGCTGCCCGATCTGCGGCACCTCGCCGGCACCCTGGGGATGACCGTGCTGACCGGGACGCTCCCGGCCGGCACCGCACTCAGCGGGCGCCTCGCCCTCGTGCACGCCGCCGTGTAGGAAAGGGACGCGCATGCCACTGATTTTTGCAAGGCAACCTTGTACGACAGCCCTAAGCCTCTTAGGCGTAGTAGCATCAGAGCAACCAGTGCAGCCAGATATGTGTGAAGCGGCCCTTGAGGCGCTGAACAGCCTGCTGGATGCGTGGTCGACCGACAACCTCCTGACGTGGACCAGGCCGAAACTGCCGATGGCGCTCGTCCCTGGCCAGCAGGTGTACACCTGGGGCGAGGCGACGGGGGCGCTTCAGCCCGACATCGTGGGCGTGCCGCCGGTGCGGCTCGACCTGTGCCTCTTGGAGATTGGCGGGGAGCCCGTGCAAGACTGGCAGGTGACGGTCCTCGACCAGACGCAATTTGAGTCGTACATCTGGCTGAAAACCATGCAGTCGACCTACGTCGAATATGTCTACCTGGAGGACACCCGGCCCGTGAAGCGCCTGTACACCTGGCCGGTGCCGCAGTCTCCCGGGTATACGCTGCAGCTCCTCCCGTGGCCGGCACAACCGCAGTACACACACTGGGACGCCGGGCTGGAGTGGCCGAACGGGTATCTCAGGTTGATGGCGTACAACCTGGCGGTGGAGCTGGCGCCGGAGTACGGGCTCGAGGCCTCGCCGACGGTCCAAAGGATTGCGGAGCAGACGAAACGTGACCTGGCGCCGATCAATGCCAGGGTGGGCCGGCTGTCGCTGTCGCCAGGGCAACCGGCGCGCACGAGTGGCTGGGCCGCGTTCGTCGCTGGTCGCCCGTATTAGCGGGGTTGGCTCAGGCGCTCCTTGACGTCCTCCCCGGCCTCAAGGCCGAGGAGGACGTCAAGTCACACCTCCTGTGGGGGCGTGCGCCGCAGCAGTTCCGCCGTTTGCTGGGCAATGGCCCAACTCTCGGCGCTGAGGCGGTGGCCCTGATAGGCGATGTACGCACAACAGGCGGCCATAAAGGCGGCGGTGCCGATTTGCAGGTAGCCCATCCGGGCTGTCAGGGTGGCCAGTTCGGCGTTCTGGGCGTGCAGGGTGAGAAGGATCTGGCTGAGGGTGGTGAGGGATGCGTGATCCATGAGCTTAATGTGGCTCTCCGGTGAATGGGCCAAAGACTTGGCGAGCGATGATCAGTCGCTACCACATTACCAAGATCGGGCGTAAAGCCCCGGCGTTCAGGCCGGGGATATAAGCCCGTTGCTGCACAGCAGCAATTCCCTGTGCGGCAGCGCCGCATAAAAGGTTGCTTAGGTAACAAAATACTAGATATACTTTCTCTATGAGACGCACCTTTATGTACAAGCTGTATCGCAGCAAAAAGAGCAAGCATCTGCACCGGCAAATCAATGTTGGTGGCGCGATCTACAACCACGTCATTGCGCTGCACAAACGTTTCTACAGGATGTACAAAGCGTATCCGTCTCGTGCGACAGTGCAAAAGCATCTCGCGAAGTTGAAACAACTGCCGAAATACCGCTGGTGGTCGCAGCTCGGCTCGCAAGCTATCCAGAAGATTGTTGAGCGCATCGACCAGGGCTATCAGAAGTTCTTTCGCAAAGAGAACCGGCGTCCTCCCACCTTTCGCAAGGTCCGTAAGGCCAAATCGTTCATGCTCACACAAGCCGGGTGGAAACTGCTCGGCGGCAACCTCCTGCGGATCGGTGCCACCGTCTACAAATTCGCCAAGTCCAGAGACATCGAGGGCACCGTCAAAACGGTGACGATCAAACGTGATGCCCTGGGCGAACTGTACGTGTACTTCTCCTGTCTGGTAGGTACGGAGACTCCTGAGCGGGTCACGACGGGTAAAAGCGCGGGCTTTGACTTTGGACTCCGTACCTATCTCACGAGCCAGGAGGGACAGACGATCACCGCTCCGCAACCGTTCAAGGCGGGACTGAGGCAGCTTGCCAGGGCCAACAGACAGTTGTCGACGAAACGGGCTGGGTCGCACAACCGGACCAAAGCGAGAGCCCACCTCGCCCGCGTGCATCGCCGGGTGGCGCATCTCCGCAGGGACTTCCATTGGCAGACCGCCAGAGACCTGTGCCAGACGTATGACGCCATCAGTCTCGAAACCCTCAATCTCCAGGGCATGAAAGCCCTGTGGGGACGGAAGGTCTCGGACCTGGGCTTTGCCTCGTTCGTGGACATCCTGCATCACGTCGCCTCGAAGTTGGGAACAGTCATCACGCATATCGACCGCTGGTATCCCTCAACGAAAGAGTGTTCCAACTGTCACCACGTCAATCACCACATCACCTTGCGTGATCGCGTGTGGACGTGTGTCTCCTGCGGCATCACGCACGACCGTGAAGTGAACGCCGCCACGAATATTCATCGAGAGGGGGCGTCCTCTCGTGGAGTACACACTGTCAGCCTGGCTCCGGCCAGCGTGTGTGGTTGATCCCAGAATCCTCGGCATTTATGCCGGGGAGTACGTCAACGGAGCATCAGTATAGTCTAAGTATACCCAAGAAGGCAAGACGGATGCCACCGCTTCCCGGCTTCATCGGTCCATCAGGGCTTGTGCGCTCCCCGAACGCCTCGGCTGAGCGCTGCATCAACCTCTATGCCGAACAGGTGGAGTCGCAGCGCGGCACGTATATGCTGCTCTCCATGCCCGGCTTGCGGCCTGTCGCACTCCTGCCCTCGGGTCCGGTCCGTGGGCTGTACACCGCGACGAACGGGCGCGTGTTCGCGGCGACGTCCACGACGCTTTTTGAGGTGTTCGCCGGCTGGACGTTCCTCAGTCGCGGCACGATCCATACGGGCACCGCGCCGGCGTCGTTCACGGACGACGGCGTGCATATGGTCTTCACCGTGGATGGCATCGGCTACGGATACAACCTCACGACCAATGCCCTGACCACGCTCCCCCTCACCGGCCCGCAGACGTTTGGGCAGCTCGGCTATATCGACGGACGGATTGTCTGCAACGAGCCGGGGACGCGGCACTTCTGGTACACGCCCATTCTCGATGCGCTCACGTGGCCCGCATTATCATTCTATTCTGCGGAAGCGCGGCCAGACCTGCTCGTGACGCTTCTCGTTGACCATAGAGAACTCTGGCTCTTCGGCACACAAAGTCTCGAGGTCTGGTTCAGTACGGGGGACGCGCTCTCGCCCTTCGCCCGCATGCAAAACGTGTTTATCGAGCAAGGCATCGAGACGCCACACAGCGTCGACACCCTGGACAACACCCTCTTTTGGCTGGGCGGCTCGCCGCGCGGCGCGGGTCCGATGTGGACGGTCAACGGGTATCAGCCCGTGCGTGTGAGTACGCATGCGGTGGAGAGTGCGATGGCTGGGATGCCGACCGTGGGTGATGCCATCGTCTCCACGGCCCGCCATGGGGGCCACGCCTGGGTGGTGTGGGATTTTCCGAGCGGCGGCGAGACCTGGGCCTTTGACACAGCAACGCAGGCCTGGGCCGAGTGGCCAAGTCTCCTCGCGGACGGCAGTTTCACGAACTATCCGTCCAATACCCATTGCTCTGCGTTTGGAGAGCACTTGTTCGGTGACCGGAATACTGGTCAATTATATATTTGGGATATTGAGTACCACAGATTCGGTACTGCTCCCCGTGTATGCCGGCGTACCTCTCCCCATGTTCGCAACGAGCAGAAGCGCCTGCGTTATACCCAGTTTCGCTTAGAGGCGGAGTCCGGTGTGGGGCTGGATGGCAGTCCCCCTGTGGGCGTCGATCCCCAGGTCATGCTGCGCTATAGCGTCGATGGGGGCCATTCGTGGAGCCAGGGCCGCTGGCGCAGTGCCGGGAAGAGTGGGAAGGCGCAGCAGCAACTCTGCTGGTACAACCTGGGGCAGCATCGGCAGATGGCCTTTGAGGCGACGCAGACCGACCCGTGCAAGGTGGCGTGGCTGGCGGCCTATCTGGAGGTGAGTTAGCATGCAACCGGATCTCCGCTTCCAGGAGTGTGGCATATGATCGTGGACGACACATGGTTTCCATCTCGACTGACTGCCGCACAGGCGCTCGGCGTCCATTCGTCGTCTCTGCGCTCTTGGCTGAAAACCGGCCGCGCCCAGTACGCCGACGCCGGGAGGGCAGGCTGATGGCGGATATCCTCAGCCCCGCCCCCGCCCGTGAAGCCGTCGTCGTCCATCCTGGGGCGATCATCACGCCGCCCTGGCAGCGCTGGCTCAGTGATCTGCAGCGCCTCGTCCTGGCCCTGCAAGCGCAGGTCGCGGCCCTGCCGGCTGGTCCCTTCCAGCCCCTCGACGCCACGCTCACGGCGCTCGCGGCCCTCGTCGGCACGGCGAATACGCTGGCGTATTTCACCGGCACGGACACGGCAGCCCTGACGGCCCTCACGGCCTTTGCGCGCACGCTCCTGGCAGACGAAGGCGCGGCCGCCATGCAGGCGACGCTCGGGCTCACCGCCTCCGTGCTCCAGACCACGACGGCGACCGTGGCGGTGTCTGGCGCGGCCGTGCTCACGCTGGCGGCCCTGGCGCCGGCCGGCGCGACGGTGCGCGGCGTCACGTGGCGCGTGCAGACCACGTTCACGGGGGCGCTCAGCGGGCTGGTGATAGGCGATAGTGTGGTGAGTGATCGCTGGGGCCAGGCGGCGGCCGTCTCCGCCGGCACGACCGGCGACAGCACGGCCTGGCGCGGCCCGGGCGGCTTCAGTGTGGCGGCGGCGTACACCGTGCTGGCGGCCCCCGTGGGCGCGGCATTCGGCGCGGCCGGGGCGCTGACGGTGGCCTGTACCTGGCTGCCGGCGCTGGCGGCCCCGTGACCGAAAGGTGGTGGTATGGCTCCTGTCCTTGCTCCCCCACTGCTCCTGGAGATTTTTCCCTGGCCTCATTTCCAGGCCGTCCTCGATGGTCAGCCGGCGATCGGTGGCCAGCTCTACACCTACGCCCCGTCCACCTCGACGCCGAAAGCGGCGTACCATGATCCGTTTTCTACGACACCTCATAGTCACCCTATCGTCCTTGACGACCAGGGCGCGGCGACCATCTACCTTGACGGACCCTACGACCTGCGCCTGTTTGACGCGGACGACGTGCTTATCTGGAGCGTGGACAACTATACGTTTAGCTCTGGCGTTTCCCCCACCCCCGGCCTGGTGCAGTGGGGCGCCAGCGAAGTGACCCTCGACGCCGTGGACGGGGAGGTGGTGCTCCAGGCGAGTGGCCTGGCGCCGGTGGGCTACCGCCTGCTGGGTCTGACGACGCGCATCCTGGAAGACTTTGGCACGAGTCACGGCCTCACCGCCATCGCCCTGGGTGACGCCGTGGTGCTGGACCGCTACGGCGTCCAGGGGACGCTCACCGTGGGCGCGCAGACCCGCGAGCAGGACTGGCAGAGTGACACCGAGCTGCTCACGGCGCAGCCCTACGCGCTGCTGGTGACGGCGCAGGGCGGCACGTTTGACGGCAGTGGCCAGCTCCGAGCCCGCCTGGTCTGGCAGACCCTGGCGGACACCGATGTCCCTGGCGCCGACGGGGCGGTGATCAGTTACGGCTCAGGCGAGGCGACGCTGACGGCGAGTGACGGCGCCCTGGTGCTCACGGCGAGCGCCCTGGCCCCGGCCAACTGCCGGCTCCTCGGGCTGGCGACGGAGGTCCTGGCGGATTTTGGCACCACGCGCGGGCTGACGGCGCTGCAGCTCGGGGACGCCACGCTTGCCGACCGGTGGGGCACGGCGACGGCGCTCAGCGCTTTGACCACGACGAACCTGCGTGAGGCGCACAGTGACACGCAGCCCGTGGCACCGCCCGGGTACACGGTGCTGGTCACGGCGCAGGGCGGGGCGTTCGACGCACAAGGGCAGATCCTCGTGCGCCTGTACTGGAGCGTGCTCACACCTGTGTAGGAAAGGACGGAGCGTCAGTACTCCGCCATAAATGACGGAGCTTGTCGCTGGCATCCTGCCAGCCGTCTTCCGAAGAAGACGACCGAGAAGACCCGCAACCATAGGCGTGCTGACACCGCCCGGGTCTCAAGCATTACGCCTGAGACTTTCCATGCACCTTGAAACGTTTTGATCTTTTACGCGAGGCAAACGTCTTGAGTGCTCGCAACCACCGAGATCAACTTGTCAAGGAACGCGAGCCTGAACTGGTGCTCCCCGAGGGGAGTGTCTGTAGCTCACAGAGAGTGTACCTAGTATTTTGTAACCTATGCAAGGGGAATGTGAGCTACGCTCAAGAGGAATTGGCGATACGCCAACAGGGAATTGGTCCTTCGGACCAACCTCCTTTCCTCTCCGCCCTGAAGGGCAAAGCCCCCAGAAAGGAAAATCTTGGTGGGA